AGTGGAAGAGAAATAGATAGTATAGGAAAAATTAAAACTTGTGCTCTTCAACAATGCGTAGTTAACTATACTCCAGATGGATTCTATGCAGCATTTGAAGATGATAAAGTTGGAAGTCAACCAATCGCAGTAGTAATGCAACTTGCATTTACAGAATTAACTCCACTATATAATGATAATTATGATGTAGGTACTGATAGTGTCGGATTTAAGGATGAATTAAATGATGGTCCATCATGAATACCAAACTAAAATAGTAAATGACTTATTTCAGAAAAGTATCAGAATTACTTTACCAATCCCAACAACCAAATAGAAACTCTTCTCAAGATTTTGTAAGAGTTAAGAATCTTTTTCGTAGAGCAAAAATTCGTGATGACTTCTTTCAAAATTTAGTTGTATTTGAAAAATATAAAGTTATTGGTAACGAACGTCCAGAGCAAGTCGCAGAGAAGATCTATGGAAGTTCATCATTTGATTGGATAGTTTTAACTTCAAACAATATTATCAATGTAAGAACTGAATGGCCACTTGCAGAAAATGAATTAGAAAGATTTATTTTTAGAAAGTATTCACAAGATGAACTTTTACAAGTTCGTCATTACAAAACTTTAGCATACATTGATAACTCTGGAAAACTAATTGTACCTTCTGGAAAAATTGTTGATCAAGACTTTTCGGTTTCTTACTTTGATGAAGCTTTAAATCAAACTATAACCATTAGTCCAATTAAAGCAGTTACAAACTATGAATATGAAGTTGAAAGAAATGACTCAAAGAGAAATATATTTCTTTTAAGAAGAAGGTATCTACAAACTGCAATTGATGACTTTGAAGAAATTATGTCTTATGGATTCTCTTCACAGTTTGTGGATGATAAAACTAAAAAGGGAGATAATTTAAGAATTATCTCCCCAAGGTAATTATTCTTCAGCGAGTCGAGCAAAGTAACTCAAAGCATCATCATCTTCTTCAACTTTACTTGGAGAAAGTGAACTAAGTTCATCACGAAGATTTTCAGGAACAGGAGGAGCAGATCCACTGTCTTCATCTTCAAAAGACTCATCAACTTTTTGCTGAACCTTTGCTTTTCCAAGAACAGTATTTAAACGATTTTTAAGTTGATCATATGACTTGAACTTCTCAGGATTTACAAAGTCTGCAAGAGGATAAGACTTCTTCCAGATTGCTTCCATCTCATCATCATCGTCAGAAAGTGGTCCAGGAGAATCGAACTCAGACTTATCGTAGTTCCAATATCCATCCTTCTTAGTGATCTTGACTTTGAAGTTTGCACCATTCCAGAAGTCAAATGGATCAATAGGCTTCTCGTCTTCAAACTCAGGTTGCATTGCTGCTGTTACCTTATCAAAGATTTTCTTACCGAACTTAAAGAGGAATACTTTACCTTCGTTTTCTGGATGTGCTTTATCTTGAACAACATAAATGTTGCTGTAGTATGAGAGCTTACGCTTACGATCCCTTACAATATCTTGATTTGCTTTACTTCCTGTATTCCAAAGCTCTCGGTTTGCTTCACATACAGGACAGTTTTGATTGACTGTAGTCAGACAGTTGTCAATGAACCATCCTCCGGTGCTTTGGAAGGCGTGGGTATAAACCTTCGCCCAAGGCAGTTCTTCTCCTTCAGGGGCGGGGAGAAAGCGAATTACAGCGAATCCATTACCTGCTTTATCTACTTCAGGTTTCCAGATTCGATCATCAGTGTTGTTTCCAGCGGAACTCATCTTCTCTACTTCTTTTACAAGTTTAGCAGTAAGACTGCCAAGAGAAGATTGCTTTTTAAGATTTGAAAATGACATTAGGATTTTTTGGATTAGTTGGATTGAACTATGTTATTATAACACTAAGTTTCCTTAGTGTCAAGGCTTATACTTTTTTGCATATGTTCGATTGTTCGTTTCATAGATTTGAAGATCAGATTCATATCTGCATTTTCAAATCCTAGTATATTAACTGCTTCTTCGATCTTATTTTTCATCTCAATCGCTTCCGGATCATCAGATAAACTTAACCTTGCATATAATACGCTCTGTTTTTCTAAAAGATTTGAAAGGCATTCAACGTGATTAAACTTTTCAGATCTACTCATCTTAGGGAAATTCTGAATATTTCTGTATATTTCAGATTGCATGGAAAATATATTTTCCATCTCTTCTCTTATAATATCAGAATCAAAAAAAGACATTCTATTTTTCTCCTATAATTGTTTTTAAATATTTCTTGTATTGTTTTATATCAATATTTAGAAAAGGAGAATGCTTTCTTATCTTTAAACTAACAGATTCCCATACTGGATCTTTAAGTTTTCTATCAAATATATCAGAGTATAAAAATATTTTGTTGTAGATTACCATAGTTTCTATTGTAATCTGACTACTTAAAAATTTTTTTAAGATTATTGGATGAGTTTTAGATGTATCAAATATTTCATCCAAATCATAATCTAGAAATATAGTTTGAGATTGTTCTTTAAAAAGATAAGATAAACTCTGTTGCCTCTTCATCCAGTTCTGATACTTTTGTTCTCCATCACGAAAAATTTCTCCTATCCAAAGTCGATCTGGAGTATCAGATTCAACAAAATTTGCAACATAATAGTTTTTAATTTCATCGTCTGTTTTTTGACGACTCATTCTCTCAAACCAATACTTATCCTTTCTTGTATTAAAAGAATTTATTGATGCTCTTGACTTACCAGCGTATTTAAAATAATCATAATTTGGTTTACTAAAGTGGTTTTTTATGGCAAGATATTGTTTATAAACATCAAAAGGTGTCATATAAAAAGTTTTGCTCTAGAAGTTCTTTTTAGGAAATTTAATTCAATTGCATCACGCTTTAGTTTTTCTTTCAGAGGTTTGCTGACAAGTTTTGATACTGAATCAACTTCAATACCATTTTCTTCGCAATAAAAAACAATGGCATCAATATAATTCATTTCTGGATTATTTTTTACCAGTTGCTCAATAATTTGAGAAAACTTTGAGGCACTTAGAAATTTACTATCTAGAACCTTTTCTACATTACTTTCCATATTCTTTTAATTTAAAATCAACGAACTCTTGAATATACTGATACAATAATTTGATGTATCTTTTTTTGTCATACTCTTCATAAATTTCACACTCTCCATTTTCACAAGTCATTATGATGACAAACTTCTTTACTATTATACCAGTAAGTTCGTATAACATGCAAGCATAAGCAGCACACTGTACAAAGTAATGATCAATCCATTCCCTTGGTTTTGGTTTTTTTGAAGTCTTGAAGTCAATGATAGCAAGTTCACCATTATACTCTGCGATACAATCTACAGTTCCTGCAATTCCCAATTCAAGACTATACATTGATTCTTCTAAAGCGTGAATGTTATCAATGTTGTCTAGATCAGACTTTGCAATTCTAAAAAGATGAGTTGATATTGGTTGAACTTCAGGAAGTTCTGAAGTATTTTGTAAATAATTTTCAACTAATGTATGAAGATCTGTTCCTCTACTAGTTGCAGCTTTTGTAATTTTATTTGCTTCATCTTCACCAATTTTCTTTCTCCAATCAATAAATATTTGGCGATTGATATGACTCGTAATAGAAGTAATGGAGACCAATTTTTTAAGTTGATCTCCATCAGAAACTTTATAATATCTTACTCCATCAATTGTTTCCCTTTCAAGTTTAGGGAGTTTCAAATCAATATGATTAAACATTAAAAACCAGCAGCAATTTTATTTACTAGATAGGACTTAACTAATCCAGAACGAACAATATCATCAGTAGTGAACTGAACAGTTTCAAATTCTGGCATTCTTTCAATAATTTTCATAAAATTGATAATACCATCTCTTTCATTATTTCTTGTTAAATCTGATTGAGTTGCATCACCACAGAAAATAATTTTACTGTCCTCTCCAACACGAGTAATGATACTATCTAATTCGTGAAAATTCAAGTTTTGAGTTTCATCAACAATGATAATACAATTATCAAGAGTTGTTCCACGAATAAATGAAGTGCTCCAGAATTTGATACTTTCTTGTTGCTTTAAATTTCCATAAAGCATTTCAAATTCAGCATCACTTGTCATCTCGAACATATACTTTACCATATTCTTATAAGGAATCTGATAAAGACTTGACTTATCCTCGTGATCTCCTGG